TGAATCAGTATTCGGTTCCCTCCCTTTCGGCGAATCGCAAGCTAGACTAGCTTCCCTCGCCAAGGCTGACGCGGAATCACTCCTTGACAGATCTTCCTACGTTGCCCCAGGCCGATATCGTAGCCTATTTCAGACGAACCTAGAGACGGCGATGATGTTTCTGAATAAGGCTATCGCTTTCGATGGTATCACAGAGATGCCAATCCAGAACCAGGTTCCCCCATCAAACCCGCAGGCAGAGTTATTCAACCGAGACGAGGAGAATACAAGTGGCTGACGAACATGAAGTGGTAATCCCCCGCCGACTGGATGGGCTTGAGGCAGCCTTGGTCAGGGGCGAAGTGGTAGATCAGGATTTCAAAGTCCTGAAGGCGGATAAGGACATTTCGACGCAGCCCGCCCCGCATATCCTCGATTCGGAGGAACAGAAGTCACACAAGGGCGAGTTGAAAGCCGGACAGATCGGCTGGCTGGAACTCGACGAAAAAGGATCACCCGTTGGAGGGGCGACCCGATTCCCTAAGAAAGATGTTCCTTCGGCTCCTGTTTCGACGATCGTCGAGAACAAACCGTCAGTCCTCGCAACCCCGGCCGGCGCATTCCTCGCGGAAGCGGGAATGAACCCATCCCCAGCGGCGTATAAATATCAGTCAAGCGCCTACGGGCGTGACTACGCGCCGTTCGCAAAGAGAAGCCTCGAGAAATGGGGCATTACGGAAGAAGGCTCGGCGTCGAAGGCACCGCCTCCTCCACGGCCAGCCGGAAGCAAGGCCGCGTGAGATTGCTCCCTCCCTTCAGGTGGCCCCCCGCCAAATAAGGGAGCAATGACCGGACGGAACAGAGTGACCCCTCCAGTTCCGTCCGGTCCCGTTTCGGTGAGGTAACATGTCACTAACGTCTGAACAGGCCAGCCGCCAGCACGAGACGCAGCTATTCGATAACCGCAAGAAGGCGGCGAAAGAGAAGATATACAATCTGATTCGTTCCTACCCGAAAGATACCCCCGATGAGTGGGTGGTGTTCGGGTACGGAGGAACCAGAGTAAACCTGGGCGATCTGAAGGACCTTTTCGGTGTTGAGCGATGATCGTCTCCCACAGGATCTAGTCGCCCTGCCGACCATGCCGTATTCCCAGCGGCCGGTGGAGATACCTCTCGATGTGGAAGAGTGTCGCACGGCTATTTGGAAGGCTAAAGGAAATGTATCGAGGGCCGCTGAATACCTCAAAGTCCCATCCACACGCCTACGTTATTTTGTTCAAAAGTCCCCTTACCTCACTAGAGAGCTTCGAGAGAGCCTGGAAATCCACGTCGACAGGGCAGAAGAAATCGTCGACGAAGCGCTCAACGACGAAGAGGATAAGGCTAGACGTGACCAGATGGCCAGATTTGTACTTGGTTCGCAGGTAGCGCGAGCGCGCGGATGGGGAAATGGAACGGCGCAGCCGGGGATGAAGATAGATAATAAGGGCGGCATGATTGTCGTTCAGTGGGCTGACGGAACAAAGTTCGACGGTCAGCAAATCGAGGGCGAAGTAGTTGACTCTAATGGAGTCCCTTTCGGAGAGTGAATCTAGTTCTGCGGCGCAGCCAGTAACTATTCCGTATGTACCAAGAAAGCACATTCTCCCTATCCACCATTCGCCGAAGCGGATGCAGTTTGTTGTCGCGCACCGCCGCGCGGGGAAAACGGTCGGACTGGTCAATCATATATTACGGAAGGCGCTAGAAAATAAGCGTCAGATTCCCCCACCCCGTTATGCGTATATCGGACCATCATTCGCCCAGGCGAAAGACCTAGTTTGGTCCTACCTCAAGCACTATACGTCAACACTCCCGAACGTAAAGTTCTCTGAGGGGGAACTCCACGCGACGTTGCCGACGGGCGCGCAAATAAACCTCTACGGCGGGGCCAGCGCTTATGAACGCATGAGAGGATTGTACATGGATGGTGCGGTTCTCGATGAGTTCCCAATGCTGAACCCCGCCGCGTGGAGTACCGTTATTCGCCCGTGCCTAGCCGATTACAAGGGTTGGGCGGTCGTTTCGGGGACTTCGAACGGTGACGACCATTTCCACGACTTAAAGAAGAAGGCGGAACGGGAACCTGAATCGTGGGATGTTCACGTCATACCGGTTACGAAGACCGATGCATTGGACCCGGATGAAGTACGGGAAATGACGCGCGACATGAGCGCTGCGGAATACGCCCGTGAAATGCTCTGTGACTTCGCTGCGCCGATCGAGGGGTCCTACTACGCCGAAATAGTGAACGAGCTAAAGCTTCAGGGGCATGTCACGCAGGTTCCGTGGCAGCCGGAAGCGCTTACGTACACGTGGTGGGATTTGGGAATTGACGATGAAACAGTCGTGTGGTTCGTCCAGCGAGTTGGGAAAGCTCTTCATATTGTTGACTACTATTCCAACTCCGGAAAAGGACTGGAATGGTATTCTCAAATTGTTCGCGGCAAACCGTATACTTACGGCGGACATATCTTTCCGCATGACGTCAAAGCACGAGAAATGGGAACAGGCCGTAGTAGATACGAAATAATGATGGAACTGCTAGGAGACATAGTGGTTTGTCCGATGCATTCGGTAGAAGACGGTGTGAATGCTGTCCGCGCCGTCTTGCGGCAGTGCTATTTCGACGAAAAGACTACCACCCCCGGTCTTTCGGCGCTATCGAATTACCATCAGACAAAGACGGGACGCCCAGAGCACAACTGGGCGTCCCACGCCGCTGACGCATTCCGCTACGGCTCTATGTGCCTGAACATGACCATAGGGATGCTCGGTAGTTCTAAAGTAATACCTTTGAATGGGCCGCTGCGCCGCCGAATTAGAAGGTCGAGGATATGAACGTAGTATCGCCTAAGCCTCTGCCACCCCCGACGGAACGCATGTTCGAGAACAGCGGCGTCGGAGGTATTGGCAAGAATCCGGGAACCGACACGAGCGATCCGGATACCTACGAATATCTTATTCGCGCGCTGATCGACGACGCCAAGAGTTTTGAGGAGAGCACACTTGCTCCGGACCGTGAAGAAAATCTCGAATACTTCTACGGCGAAAAGCCGGCGATTGAGAGCACGGACGACGAGGGGAATCCTACTAGTTCTTCGGTGGTGTCGACCGACGTTCGCGATACCGTTATGGCCATCATGCCGTCTCTTATTCGTATTTTTACTTCGCCGGAACACATTGTATTTTGCCAGCCAAATTATGAGGGGCAGGAGGATCTCGCCAATCAACAAACCGATTATCTAGAATATGTGTTCTGGGAGGACAATCCCGGCTTCATGCTCCTTCACGACGCGTTCAAAGACGCGCTGACCACGAAGACCTGCGTGATGTATTGGTACACCGATATGTCGGAAGAGCCAGTCACGCAAGAGTTCCACAACCTGTCGATGGAGGAACTGCAGGTCCTCCTTTCGGAGGGGGCGCAACCCACTGAGGAGCCTGTTCCGGACCCAGAGAATCCCGGCCAGATTGAAAGCGTCACGATGAGTTGGTCGGTCAAAAAGCCGGTCGTGAAGATTAAGGGGGTGCCGCTTGACGAATTCAGAGTTGCGCGCGACGCAAAGTCGGTCGACGACGCCGTTCTTATTGGCTTCGACACTACCGTTCGAAAGGGACAATTGGTCGCCCTCGGCTATGATGAAGCTGAGCTTGATGAACACACCGGCGTTACAAGATCTTTCTCCACTGATCGACAGTTCCGGAATGAAGGACTGGAAGAAACTGCCGTCCTCGAAAACTTCGAGATTCGCTACGGCGAATACTTTATCCGGATTGATAAAGACGGAGATGGCATTGAGGAACTTAGAAAAATTTGTACAGTTGGCGATGACCATTACATCCTCGAAGACTACCCCGTCCAGTACGCAACATTTGCGGTCGGGTGTCCCGATCCCCGTTCGCATACGTTGGTTGGGGACTGTCCCGCTGACTTGGTAAAGGATATTCAGCGCATCAAGACGAATATGCTGCGCGGCGCTCTGGATTCGCTCGCGCAATCGATCTGGCCTAGAACAGTGTTCAACGAAATGCTGGTGAGCGCAGATGACGTACTCAACGACGAGATTGGCGCGGCGATCCGAACGAAGGGTTCTCCGTCGGATACTGTCATGTCACTCACGTCCGAATTCGTCGGTCAACCTGTATTCGCTATGTTCGACGCTATGGAACGGCTCCGGCAGCAAAAGACAGGCATTTCGGACGCTTCAAAGGGTCTCGATCCGAAAGCGCTTCAGTCTACTGCTCTCTCCGGAGTGGACGCGATTATCAGTGGCGCACAGGAAAGAATTGAACTTATTGCGCGACTTATGGCGGAAACGCTCCTCAAACCTCTATTTAAAGGACTTCTCCGCGAAATAACCAACTCTCCGAATCAGGAACGTGCTATCCAATTGAGGGGTAAGTGGACCAAGGTTAGTCCTTCTACTTTCGATGCTAATATGCGAATATCTGTCAACCCCACCCTCGGGAAAGGGTCGGACATTTCGCGACTGATGGCGCTTCAGGAAGTGAAGCAGACGCAGTTGATGATCATCGAGAAGTTCGGGTTGAAGAATCCGGTCGTCGGGCCGCAGGAGATTCTGAATACGATCAACGACATGATGGCGATCGCCAACGTGAAGAATACATCCCGGTACTTCCGCGCGATTGACGAAGAGACGATGAACCAGATCATGAATACTCCGGACGAACCGGCACCGGAAATGATCCTCGCGCAGGCGGAAATGGAAAAGACGCGGGCCAAGGTGGCTGGCGACATCGCCAAGGCGGATCAGGAAGACAAGCGGCTGCGTTGGGACGACGATTTCCGTCGCGACGAGCTGGCTCTTACCAGCATTCTCGACGCCGCGAAGATCGAGGCGCAGTTTATGGTAGACGTTACGGGGCAGGAACTCGAAGCAGAGGAGGCTTTGAATGCCCGAGAAACGGAGTGAATATGAGCTGGATGAACGCGCCGCTGAGGCGAGGTTCATTCTAAACAATCCGATATTCCTTGAGGCAGTAGAAGGCCTTAGGAGTAGATACATCAAGAATCTTATGAGTTCCGGAATTGCTACGGAACAGGCGATGGTGTCTCACGCGAAGATGGTAGTTTTGGAAGAGTTGATCTCCCAGATAGGGGCGGCCATTACGGACCAAAAGATGACCCAACAGAGGAAGCCTAATTATGGGAACTAGTGGTATGGAGGAAGCCGCATCGGCTTTCGAAGCGGAAATAAGTACCGGCAATGACGCTCCGTCCGAGAATAAGTCGAATGGTTCTAAAAGCTCCGCTGAGGCTGTTTTCCCGAATTTGGGAACGTTGGAAGTCGACGAGGAATCCCCCGAAAAAGGAGGAGGAGACGAAGACGCCATCTACGCCGATGAAGAGTCCGAAACCGAAGACACCGAGGAGTCTGAGGAAGCAGATGAGGAATCTGGAGAAGATGCGGAACAGCCGGACGAAGACCTCGAAACCAAGTACCGGATCACAGTTGACGGCGAAGAAGCCGAAGTAACTGTTAAGGAAGCTCTTGAGGGATATATTCGTACCGAGACCTTCCATAGGCGCCTTTCGGAGTTAGGTGAGAACCAACAGATACTTCAGAGAGCCGCTGCTGACGTTGTTCAGAACTACGAACACGCTAAGCACATGATCGACGTGATGGAACACCAGATGAAAGAACTGGTGCCGCCAGAGCCGGATTGGGACGCGCTGTTTAAAAGCGATCCGGCCAAGGCGCGGGGTCTCCAGAAGTACTACGATCAGGTAAAGGCGTTTAAGGAAAACCTCGATAAGCAACGTTTAGAGGCTGTTTCGAAGCTCAATGAGCACCAAAACGCTCAGTTGCGCACCTACGCGGAACAAGAAAGCCTTCGGTTTAACAGAATAAACCAGAAGAATTGGGGAACGGACCCCAAAAAGAAATCAAAGGACATTCAGTCCATGCGCCGGACGGCGCTGCAAGAAGGATTCTCGGAGGACGAAGTAAACCAAGTGTTCGACTCCAGAATGCTTATGGTGCTTCTCAAAGCATCTAAGTACGACCGCATGATAGCGGCTCGGCCAAAGCCGATAACTCGGCAAGTAGCTGGCAAGGCTGTAACACCCGGACCGGGAAACAAGCGAACTGGTCGCAAAGGTCTTACAACCGCGATGAAAACCCTCGCCCGCACCGGCAACATCCATGATGCTGCTCCGGTGTTCG